CGGGCGCCGGTTGCGTGGCTGCGACCCCGCCTTGCTGCGCCCACGAGGGCGCCGCCGCGACGGGTTGCGCCGGTTGCGCGGGTTGTGCCACGGGTTGCGACCAAGTGGGCGCGGCGGGTGCGACAGGCGCTGCCACGGGTGCGACAGCGGCTGGCGCCGGTTGCGCGCCACCAGCCCACGACGGAGCGGCACTAACAGGCGCGGCACCGGGAACGGCTTTCGGGGTCATGTTGACCTTTTCCGTGCCAACCTTGGCGTAGCCCTTGATTTCGTTCTTGGCTTCATATGTCTTGCCGGTCGTTTGGTCCGTGCGAGCGGGGACAGTTGCCACCTTGATCAGCATCGGGATGCCGTGGAGTTGTTGCGTATCCTCCAAAACGATAACTCCGGTCGCATGGCAAATCGCGGAGAGTTGCTCTTGCGCGATTTGTTGGGCGACAGGGTTAGGGTTCTGGACGTTGAGCCCTTCGAACACCTTGCGCCCGGCGTAGGGATGACCCTCGCAAAGCGTAAAGGTGAGCGGCATGCGGATGCCGTCGCCGGCGCCTGTGGGCTTGATATCACTTTCGGTGATTGCGGCGGGATACCAGCCATCAGCGAGCGGCGTGAGGGCTTGCGCGGGTTGAACGAGTGCGGCGTTGAATTGGAGTTGTGCCATATACTTGGATTCGGTTTGTGTGTGTTGTTTGTTTGGTCTAACGGTCGCAACGGCGACCGGGAGAATGTTGTTTGATTTCTATATGATTTACAAGGTAACAAGTGAATGAGTTAGATGCCGAGCATCTTGGAGAAGCAGTGCCGGAGTTCCGGTCTTTCCATAGCATCCAAGGTGCCGGAGCGGTCCTTGCAATCATATTGGAAATCCGGTTGCGTTTGAAGGTATCGGAAGTCCTTGTTATCAGCAGTCTTGCCGATACGCAGACAGAACACTTCATCGAAGAAGTAGCCTAACGAAGGCCCGAGTTGTTGCCCCGGCGCGGACGGCAGATAACTGTGAACGCCCGTGACCTCATCTTTACTGCGGTCCTGTTTGGCGCTGAAGTAAACGTGTTTGCCTTTGATATCACGAAAGGCGCGGATGAGGTCTGTCATCTGCTCGATGAGTTCGCCATACGCTTTGCGCGGGTCTTTGACTTTCTTCTTTTCTTCGGCTAACAGCTTCTCGGCGATTTCGCTGATACTGTCCAGACAGATAGTATCAAAGTTCGCAATTTCCGCGGACTGGACAGCCCACTGATACATCGCGCGAAGATCAGCAATGCAATTGATTTCAGCGACAGGGATATCATAACTGATCGCCGGATTACCGACACCGAACAGCCGCTCGAGGTTAGACCGCCGGAGGGACAAAAGCCCGGACTCGGCGGATATGATAACAGGGCGCGGAGCGGTCGCACAAAGTAGCGTTTTGCCGTGACCGGCGCGACCATAGACCAGAATCTTGATACCGTTGCTCTGATTCGCTTGCGTAGTGGATGTGAATACGATTGCCATATTGTTAGTGAGTGGATGAGGGCTGCGCCCCGCGCCGTAAGTTATACACTCCACCGACGCGCGAGCGCAACCCTCACAGATATCAACCTCGGTTCGGGTTCACGCGGACAGCTTCGCGATAGCCATCGGTCCAGTCCTTGGCAAGCCCGGTGCCGTCCCGGTAGGGATTCTCCTCAGGGTTGACCCTTGACATATACGCTTTGAACCCTTGCTGGAAGGCGTTAGGCGCAAGCCCCTGATCGATCACCTCGGGCGTCTGCGGCAATGCGTTAGACTGCGCCGCCATAGCTTCAAGGAACGGCAGCTCTTGGATAAGCGCGGCGCGGACTTGCTTGCGATGCGCATCGATGCGAGCGGTATGGATAGTCTTGAATTTCGCAGTGTCCTCAGCGAGTTGGTCGCGGTAGGCTGCGAGGTCAACTTTCGTAATGATCCACTTATAGTCGGTGGAGCTGTTAGGGTCCAGTTCGGGGAGGTCGTGAAGTTGAGTGACCTCGCAAACTTGCAGCCCGTTGGATGGCGTATCCACAACGACGAAGTCGCCGACCGCCAAGGGCAGCCGGGTCTTGTATGTGTAAGGCTTAAAGCCGTCACGGAATTTGCAACTAACGGTCTTGATCGTGTCGTCCAGAAGGGCGAGGATATAGTGTTTATTCATGGTCTGTTTGTGTTGTTCTAGTTTGTGGGCGCTGGCGTTGTGCCGTGCGACAAGGGGAATTTACGGTCCGGGCAGTAGTTCGACAAGTATTAAGCTGAACATTTACTAGGGAATAAGATGCTATGTATAATTCGGCTCACCTTTCGGGCTTGTATCGACAGTCAACGAGCAGAACGGCACCAACACGATATGATGTGCGGTCTTCTGATAGAGCATGATCGCTCTGCGGTTATAGTGGCGACAGCGCCGCCACTTGAGCTGATGCAGCCACGCCGCGCGAAGCAGATAGTTGATCTTCCGAATCTTGCGCTGGATGTCGCCGAGCTGGGCCTTTGTTAGTTCTTGGGACATAAGATTTGATAGACGTTGTTAGAGTATTCGCTAACAGGCACTTCCGGATGGGCGATGAAGTATATCGTGACCCGTGCGGACCCGTAAACAATGGCAGCGACGGCGAGTATAGCTACGGCGCGCAAAGCCCGCTGTGCCATATAAACAAGTCCGCGGAGGCACCGTTCGCGGCGTTCCAGACGGGCTAGGTGGATCATATAATCAGTGAGTGGCATTGGATTGTTTTTGTTTCTTGTTCACCGTGTTCACGGCTGTTATCAGGTCAAGCGGTCCGACCTTGCGACCGAACTGTTTTGTTAGTGTCAGGGCGACTTGTCGGGACGCCTCCGGCAGAGTTTGGTCGGGGTGCCTTTCGCGATGGCGCGTGAGCGCCTTGTGGATAGCGGCGGCGGTTTTGTATGTCATACGTCGTGGCTTCTAGCTATGGCTTGACCCGTCGCAAATCCCGGTCGGCAGCACGCCAACAGAAAACCAATCAAGGCGGCGGGGAGGAATAGTATCATCGAGCATACGGTAACGAGTGTTTTCATTTTGTTAGGATACGGTTAGAAGATATGCCTCACACTTGGCCCACGGTTCCGGTTCGTAAAGCGCGAACTGATCGTCGTTGCTATGGAACTCGCCCCACCCGACGACAACGGTGTAGAGGTGCCCGCAGTAGAGCTGCCGCTGCTCCCTTGTTAGTTTTTGCAAGACGTCGGAGATAACCGTGTGATCGGTTGCGTATGGCGGCACCTTGTGGGCGACGACAGGATTAGTCCTGAAGAAGCCACTTGCGAGCGCGACACGGTGGCTGAGGGCGTCAAGGTCTAGCGGTTTGATCATTTTGGAGGGAATAGTTAGAGGCTTTGAGCGGGAGAACGGGTTGCGGCTTAGGCCCGTGCCCGTTAGCTTTGCGCCGCATAAGTTTCGTCAGCTCCCGTTCTTTCTTCAAGTAGCCGATTGTGATAAGCTTTGTGCCGGGGCGCTGGGCGTGCGGCATATACGCGTCGTAAGACTTCTTCACAGTTCTTTAAGTTTGAATTCGAGTTGCGGGGAGCCGGGCTTAACGATAAGGCACCGATCGAAAAACGGGCGAGTGGCATCGTCTAACAGACGGTATTCCTTGAGCGCCAGTTCGGGTTTCAGCTTGATAAGGCGGTCACGGCTGGTGGCGGCAAGCTCCGGCTGGGCGAATGTAAGGTCTAACAAGGCTTCGTCAACCTTGCGGTCAATCTTATGCGTCATCGTGAAGTCCACTTGGACAACGCCTTTCACAGTCGGGAAGGCTTCGCTTGCTTTGTTAGAGCCTTCTTTCGGGTGGGGGAAAAGGCGGTCAACAATTTCCGCACGCAAGGCGCGCTCACGTGCAACGGCATAGTCTTTACGCTCATCCCATAACTTCCAGTCTTGGAACAAGTCGGGGGTGGGCATCGTTTTGATTAGTTGTTCGGTTTGTGTCATAGCGGCGCCAGTTTAACAAGGCAAAGCGTTCTAGCAACACCTTTTTTGAGGAACCTTATTTTATTAGTTTGTGTTGCCCGGCGTTCACGCTTTACACCTAACACATGCCCAAAATTATACATACACGAACGCTCCACGAAGCGGTTCGGACCCTCCTCCGTGAGGACCCCCGATCGGTGTTGGAGATACACAAGGAGAGCGGTCTTCCGTTCTACTGGCTGCGGAAAATGAAAGCCGGAGCTATACCGGACCCCGGAGTGAACCGGACGCAAGCCCTATATGAATTCCTCACTAATACTCAACTCACACTTAAATGATCGATCGCATCCCTCGTGAACTGCAAGAGCTTCGACAATGGGTTGCAGCCGGAGAAGACAAAGTTCCAATCAACCCTAACACGGGTCGCAATGCCGATCCCGGCAATCGTCTAACATGGGGCTCGTTCGCAGAAGCCAACGGGACCGGCTTACGGCATATCGGTTTCACACTAGCGCCGGAGGACCCATATACAATCATTGACTTGGACGACCCGTTCCTGCGAGCGGACAAGACCCGGATAACACCTAACTGCCCAGACCACGAAGAAGCCCTAACACGGGTCAAGCGCCACGCCCGCGTGATGCAACTGTTTGACAGCTATACCGAAATCAGCCAGTCGGGGCAAGGCATGCACATCATCGTCCGCGGTCGCGTGCCGAAAGGCGTTAGGCGCGACAAAGTGGAAGTCTATAGCTCACACAGATATATGATCTGCACGGGCAACGTGTTTCACGATGCGCCAATCGCCGACCGGCAGGAGCTGTTAGATGTGCTTTTTGCCGAGATGGATACGACAGCGACGACGGACCTAGTCGAAGGTTCCAGCGTGATGGACGATAAGCAAGTCGTTGATATGGCTATGCGAGCAAGCAATGCCGACAAGTTCAACCGCTTGTGTGCCGGGCAATGGGAGGGGCACTACTCTAGCCAAAGTGAAGCTGACCTTGCGCTCCTAACGATTCTCGCTTACTATACAAGGGACAACGAGCAAGTTCGCCGGCTGTTTAGATATAGCAAACTCGGGCAGCGGGACAAAGCCATGCGAGACGACTATCTGAACGGCGCCTTGCGTAAGATACGCGCCAAACAGCCGCCCCTTGTGGACTTGTCTAACCTAACTCTTCAAGCGGCACCTGAACCCGTTGTCGTGCAAGAAACGCCAGCCAGTGAGCCGCAACCGAAACAAGTGCGCGCCGGCGCTGCTATAACTTTCCCTCCCGGGCTGGTGGGGGACATAGCTCGCTTCGTTATGGGTTATGCCGTGCGCCCGGTGCCGGAAATTGCACTTGCGACAGGCATCGCACTGACTGCCGGCATAGTCGGTCGGAGCTATAACATATCCAACACGGGGCTGAACCAATATGTGATCGTCCTCGCCCCGACAGGCAGCGGCAAGGAAGCCGTGGCGCAAGCGACGGATTGTCTAATCAATGCGGTTAGAATGTCCGGTGTGCCGATGGCAGATCAGTTTGTTGGACCGGCGGCGTTTGGTTCCGGACAAGGGCTGGTGAGAACGCTCGCAGACGGGGCGCCGTGTTTTGTTAGCGTGCTCGGCGAGTTTGGTCTAACACTCCAACAGATATCAAGTCCTCGCGCCAACGCCGCCGAGCAGATGCTATTGAAAGTCCTGCTTGACCTATATGGGAAAAGCGGCTGGGGACAGACACTGCGATCGACCGCATATAGCGACAAGGAAAAGAACACGAAAATCGTGCAAGCGCCGGCTCTAACAATCATCGGGGAGAGCACGCCAGAAAGCTTCTACGATGGTCTGAGCGAGGCGCTTGTTAGTAGCGGGCTGATACCGCGGTTCTTGACCATCCAATATGATGGTCCGCGACCGCAACGAAACGACAACCCATTCAATCCACCGGACGGCATGTTAGTGAAACAGCTCGCAGACCTATGCGCCATTGCCCTAGCCACTCAGCAGAATGCGACATGCGCCCCGGTTCAGTTAGACAGCGAAGCGAAGAAGGCTTTCGCTAGATTTGACAAGTATGTTGACAGCCAGTTCAGCGGGGCGCGCGAAGCCATCACACAAATCTGGAATCGCGCCCACCTGAAGGCGTTGAAGCTTGCCGGGCTTGTTGCCGTTGGTATCAACCCGCACGCCCCGATCGTTACGTTAGACGCTGCCAAGTGGGCAATTGACTTTGTGATAACTGACGCGATGTCGATTGTTAGTAAGTTCACTCAAGGTGATATCGGTAACAGCTATTCGAAGCAATTTGCGACCGTCTTGCGTTGGATGGAAGGCTATAGAACACTCAACACAAAACAGCGCCAGAACTATAAGGCGCCGGCAACTGTTATCCACAAGGATGAGATTGTCCCGCTTGCTATGTTCACGACTATGGCTCGCACTAACAAAGCGTTCAACGCAACACCTAATCGAACGCCGCGTCAACTTGTAGAGCAGACACTGAAAGACTTGGTCGACGAGGATGTGATACAAGTAATCCCGTTAGACCAATGCCTGTTAGAGTTTAAGACCAAAATGCCGCTCTATGTGAGAGGTATCAACTGGAACACTCACTTCGCCAACTTGCAACCCGAATGAACTGCGGAAGCAAGGGAAGTGTGCAACTCCGCGCGGCAGGCCTACAGCCGTATAGCTGGCGAGCTGTTAGGGTGGGGAAGTTACACCCCCCACCCCTTAACCCAAAAACTACCGCAATCAACTTGAACTTGCCCTATAATATGCGAGGTTTTTACTGTACACTTCCCTTATTCCTTAATTCCCTAATTATTAGAAAAGCTATATACCACAAGGGTTTGACAGCGGAGTCGATTAGGGAAACCCGCCTTCCCCACTTAAAACATATGAACAGACTGCTAGATATTGCACGCGATAGCATCCGTGCCAAACTTCGCCCGGACGTTTACACGAGCCCGCTTGCTATGTGTGCCGGGCTTAACCGTCTAAACGACGTGCGACGCGAATTCGCGCTAGAAACAGCCCGCCCCGTGGAAAGCACAAGTCGCAGGACAAACAAAAACACTCAACTCATATAAACTGTGATGAACGCCCAGCTTGCGACTGACATGGCAGCGATGCGGCAAATTTCCGCACTGCCGGCGGAGCTTTTGATACCGCACTATTTGATTCACTCTTATCTATACTATCGTCTCGATGTGAACTTGTTAGAAGACAGTGAATATGACCAACTTGCTAGGCGCATCTTCAACGAATGGGATAACCTAACACATCGACACAAATTTTTGATTCATAAAGACGCTTTACTGTCCGGCGGTTCATACATAACATTTCCCTCGGTTGTCGCAGGCACCGCTAAAATGTTCGCCGAGGCATTACAACCGAAATCATATCTAACAACAACCGAGAAGAATATGGCATTAAATGCAAGAGCAAAGGGTCAGCGCGGCGAACGTGAAGTCATCGACTTACTTCAGCCGCATGTAAACGAGGTCAGCACATATAATCAAGTTGATCCGCCGTTGTTGCAACGGAACACGCTGCAAAGCGATCAGGGTGGCTTTGACATTGTTGGACTGTCGATGTTTGCCATCGAGGTGAAGCGTGTTGAAAGCGACACGCCCGGACAGCTTGCTTCGTGGTGGGCGCAAGCGGTCAAGCAAGCAACGCCGCAAGCCGAACCGATACTCATCTATCGCATGAACGCGCGACCGTGGCTTGTGCGAATGTTTGTTAGAATCAAGCTGCCGACCGGACAGTTCTATAAGGTGCCCGGAGTTGTCAGTATGGACGCCTTCATCTTCTATATGAAGTCCGCTTTGTGCCATCATCAACAAGAGCAAAAGAAAACAGCTTGACAATCGCATCGTTCACCTAGCACATTTCACGCATGGCAATCGTCCCCGCTTGGCTCCAGAACGCCCACCTCCCCACGACCACGGTCCCCGTCGGTCACGTTGCCCCGCAGACACGCGGCAAGAAGAACCCCGCCCCGCCGAAGCCGTTAGAGATTGTGCCCGTTGTGGATAAAGAGTTAAGCCAACAAGACAAGATGCGATGCGAGGAGTTCGCCCGTCAGTATATCATTGACTTCAACCAACGCCGGGCGGCTATGCGTATGGGATACGGCGAATCGGTTGCTGCCCGGTATGGCGGCGAGTTCTTTTGGAAGCCATACACTCAGGCTTATCTTGTTAGCCTGATTCGTAACATCGAGGAGCGTTGCCTTGTGTGCCGAAATGAGGTCTTGGCTGGGCTGCTCCGAGAAGCTAACAGATACGACGAGGATGCGTCTTCAACTAGCCGGATTTCCGCATGGCGTGAAATCGGGCGCATCCTCGGCATGTATATCAATCGCATCGAAATCTCTGCTAACAGTTCCGGCGTCATGGAGGTGCCGCTTGTCACTAACTCCGAACAATGGGAAGCCGTCGCCATGGATGCGCAGACCTCACTGATGAAAGCTATACGACAATGAGCGAACCATTCAACAAGAGCGGGTCTAAGTATCTGCGACCGATTATCCTAACAGCCGGCGGCCGCGTTGATGTATATGCTGTCCTCGACGCCTTTGATGTTAGGTGCCCCGCTCGGCAGCACGCGATCAAGAAGCTGTTATGCTCCGGCATACGCGGCAAGGGCGACACGTTGCAAGACCTAACAGAAGCCGGCGATGCGATAGCTCGTGCCATCGAGTTGCAGACTGTTAGAGATAACCCGACACAGGCATGACAATTGATTTCATCTTCGCGATTGGTGAACTTGTTAGCCATGTTGCCGACAAGGCGGCGCTTGGCGTAGTCGTTGCCGTGATGCAACGCGGCGGCAGCCGTAGCTATGAGGTCCAATGGGGCGTCGAAAAATGTATCTGGCACATCGAGTGTGAGCTTCTAACAATCCCGACACTAACACCGGAAATCGGATATCATGGTCACTAACTTCACCGACAGCAAGGGGCAGCCGCTAGGCACACCGGACCGCGAGCGCCTAGCCCCTAGCATAACGCCGCCGCGCCTTGTGTGGGCGCCACTACGCGGGCACAACGGCGCCAAGGGGTCGCAAGAATTGTTTATGTCTTGCCCTTGTCATCATGTGTTATATCACGGCACACGCGGTCCCGGCAAAACGGATGCTCAAGTTATGCAATTCCGTTCCAAGGTGGGGCGAGGCTATGGTTCGTTCTGGCGCGGTATCATCTTCGATCGCAGATATAAGAACCTTGACGACTTGATATCGAAAGCGAAGCGATGGTTTCTCCAGTTCGACGACGGCGTGCAATTCCTCAAAAGCCAAGGCGACCTCAAGTTCGTTTGGCCTAGTGGCGAAGAACTGTTATTTCGCAAGTTCAGCAGCGACAGTGATTATTGGGATTATCATGGTCAGGAGTTCACATATATCGGCTGGAACGAACTAACAAAATTCGCAACGCCGAAGTTCTACGACCTTATGATGTCTTGCAATAGGTCCAGCTTCGTTCCTGTTAGACATAGCCCGAACCTAACAGATAACGATCACGCTTTGCTTGCGAGTGCGAACTACGACCTTGATGTGTTAGGGATGACGCAAGGAGAAGCCGTCGCTAACGCAATCCGCGTCAAGCTGTTACCCGAGATTCCGCTATGGGTTAGGTCCACGACGAATCCTTATGGTCCTGGGCATGGCTGGGTGAAGCGCCGTTTCATCGACATAGCAGAACCGGGCGTCGTGCATCGGGTTGTCACTAACGTATTCAACCCTCGCACTCAAAAGCGTGAGGATATCACTAAGACGCAAGTTCACATATTCGGCAGCTATAAGGAGAACATATATCTCGCCCCGGAGTATGTCGCCGACCTTGAAAACATAACAGAGGAGAATCGTCGGCAGGCGTGGCTATATGGCAACTGGAACATCACAGCCGGCGGCGCCTTTGACGACTTGTGGAAAGCGGAGGTCCATAAAATACCTCGTTTCAAGGTGCCTTTCACTTGGCGTGTTAGTAGAGCCTTCGACTGGGGATCAACGCATCCGTTTTCTGTTGGCTGGTGGGCGCTATGTGATGGCACCGAGGCAACAATGCCTGACGGTCGTTTGTGGGCGCCGCCCCGTGGCACACTTATTAGAATCTCTGAATGGTATGGCTGCGCCAAGGACAGGCACGGACAGCTTCGCATCGGGGACAATGTCGGCATCAAGATGAGCGCCGGCGATATTGGCAAAGGTATCATGTATCGCGAGAAAATTCTAACAGAAGAGAAGTGGACGCCGACATATATCGAAGCCGGTCCTGCGGATAATCAGATAGAAGACAAAACGCAAGTCGATGTTGATTCTATCAAGTTGAAGTTAGAGGGAGAGGGCGCTTATTTCATCCGCTCTAACAAGGCGCCCGGTTCACGCAAGATTGGCTTGCAGTTGATGCGGGACAGACTTCAGGCATCACTTTTGAGGGAGGGTCCGGGCATTTATTTTATGGACAACTGCCGGGCATCACTGGCAATAATACCGACGTTGCCACGCGACGAGGAGGACCTTGATGATATTGATACCACTGCGGAAGACCATATATGGGACGAAACACGGTATGTCGTCCTCGCCGGTGACACAAGATATGCGACCAAGATGAACATCCAGAAGCCTCACTGATATGCCACAAACTATAAGACCGAAAGTTGACTTCGTTAGACAAGAAGTCCAAGACCTCCTCCCGAAATGGACGATGATTCGGGACTGTCTGGAAGGCTCGTTTGCCATCAAGGCGAAGCGGACCGTTTACCTTGTTATGCCTAACAGTGACGACCTCAGCGCCGCCAACGTCGCGAGCTATAACGCCCGACTTGCTAGGGCGGTCTTCTATAACGTCACAGGGCGCACGCATAGCGGGCTCATCGGGCAAGTGTTCGCGAAAGCCCCGAGTGCGGACGTGCCGCCGACGATGGCTCCTTTCCTTGAGGATGTTGACGGCGCCGGTGTTACGTTAGACCAGCAAGCCAAGCGGGCACTTGGCTATGTGTTGGCGCACGGGCGCGCCGGCTTGCTTGTCGATTATCCAACTCTAACCGATGGCGCTGGGCAACCGCAGCCGACCACTCGCAAGGACTTGTTAGATGGTAACGTCCGCCCGACCTTTACGCTCTATGAGCCTTGGAACATTGTGAATTGGCGTCATCGGGTCGTCGGGTCGAAGACACTGCTTTCGTTAGTCGTTATCCTCGAGCAGTATCTGAAAGCCGACGATGGCTTTGAGCCCGAGTATGCCGATCAGTATCGCGTGCTTCGGTTAGGGGAGACCGGCGAGTATGAGGTGGCTATCTATCAGAAGCTGGAGGATAGCTGGACCGTCGTTTCCCTAACAATCGTCCGCGATGCGAAAGGGCAACCGCTGAAGGAAATCCCATTCACTTTCATTGGTTCCGAGAACAACGAACCCGAGCCGGACCTGCCGCCTTTGTTAGATATGGCAATCCTCAATGTTGCTCATTTTGGGGATTCCGCGGACTATCAGGATTCGCTTTACACTGTCGGGCAACCGACCTATGTGTTCTCCGGTCTAACCGAACAATGGGTCAAGAACGTCCTCGGCGGGTCGGTGCGAGTTGGTTCATCCTCCGGTGTTATGCTGCCGCCCGGCGCGAGTGCGCAAATCCTTCAGGCGAACCCTAACACGATGGCGAAAGAGGGCATGGAGCATAAGGAACGCCAGATGAAAGCGTTAGGTGCGAAGCTGGTCGAAGAGAAAGCGGTTCAGCGGACAGCCACCGAAGCCGGCATGGAGGAAGCCAGCGAGACGTCTATCCTAACAAGTTCGGCTAACAACGTATCCGCCGCATATACATTCGGACTTCGCGTTGCCCTTGCATTCATCGGTGAACAGCCCGACGACGCCTTGGACTATGCACTCAACACCGATCTACAAGTCAGCCGTCTAACATCGCAAGACAGGGCGCAACTGATTGCCGAATGGCAGGGCGGTGGTATGGATTGGGAAGAGTATAGATGGAACATGCGCCGCGCCGGGCTTGTGTTCAAGGACGATGATGTCGTGAAAGAAGAGGTCGCCGCTGAAGCAGCCACTGCCGCGATCAACGCTCAGGATAACATGGCAGCGGCTGGCGGCGACCCTAACAATCAAGACCCTAACGCATGACGCCCGACGCCCTTGTCACCGCCGCTATCAAAAGCCAAGTTCTGTTAGAGCGACTCAAGAACGGGCAGGTCCGCGATGTTAGTCGCGCGATCGCTGCGGCAGAGGCGGAACTTGTTAGTATCTTGAAGCGGTTAGATGTCGGTCAAGTCGGGGAGTTAAAGGTTCGCGAGTTCAACCGATTGTTAGAGGAACTCCGCGCCGCCGAGGAGCGATACCTAACACCGGCCGTTGATACTTTCGGAGCGAACATGGAAGACCTCGCTGATATGGAAGCGGAGCAGGAGGCGCGGTCCATTGGTCGTTTGTTAGGGAACGATCTAACAATTCCCGAAGCTAACAAGCTCTACAAAGCAGTCCTCGCCAATCCTATATCTGCGACGGGTGAATTGCTTCAACCGTTTGTTGATAGCATCACGCCGAACCAACTCAAGAAGACGGAGGCTATGATGCGTCGAGCACATACCGAAGGATGGACCGTCCAGCAAGCGGTTCAGAAGCTACGCGGCACTGCCGCTAGAGGGTTCAAGGATGGCATAACAGCCCTGAAGACAAGACAGGCTGAGGCTGTTGTTAGAACATCTCTGCAACATGCGTCGAATGCTGCTCGTCAGGAAACATGGGCCAAGAATGCCGATGTGATAGATGGCTACCAATGGTTGAGCACGCTCGACGGTAAAACAACTCCGCAGTGCCAAGCGTTAGACGGTCAGAAGTTCAAGTTAGGGAAGGGACCGACGCCTCCTATACATATCAACTGCCGATCGACAACGGTGCCGGATTTGAATGATGGTTTAGACTTTCTGGACAAGGGCGCAACACGGTCTTCGCTTAATGGTCCAGTTGATGCGAAGATCACATATTTTGAATGGCTCAAAAAGCAGGACCGCGAGTTCGTTGTCGATACGTTAGGGGCGGACCGGGCTGCTATGTTTTTGGATCAAGGCCTAACACCGGAGCAGTTCCGCAAGCTGTCGTTAGACAAAACATTCCGACCACTCTCTAACAAGGACATGAGGGCGAAGTTAGAGGGCGCCGGATTGCTAGGACCTATGGAACCCGCGCCCGGCACTAAGACGGGGCAATTGTGGGCAATGGCGCGGCAAATGCAAGGGGACCTTGGACGCATGCCGACGTCGGGAGAATTCCTAGCGAAAAGTCGTGCCGCAGGATTTAACGACGCCACCGCCAAGACGCAATTTGCCGCTTGGAAAAGGATCTAACGAAGACTCCGCCCGTAGTCGTGCCGAAGCCCGTTGTGCCACCTCAGCCCGACATGACGCCGCTTGCTTGGCGCGGCGTGCCGAAGCATCTGTTAGAGCATCGCAAGTGGAAACCAACAGCCGTGAAAGGCATCACAGACCCGGACGAGGTTTTTGATGTTGATAGCGTGTTGCCTTTCCTTGGCACTAAGGATGAGGACAACGCCTTACTTCAGGGCTGGGGGTCCGGCATGTTCGGTGAAATCAATGCGGCACATCCAACAGCCGACGCGAAGAAAGTCGGGGACCGTTTTGTTGCGCTGATAGAAAGCCTGCCGGAGCATCCGGACCCTCCCGAAATCTATCGCGCCCTTGGCTTCTACACAAAGCAACAAGAGCAAGATTTTCTAGCTAGCCTCGGCAAGCCGGGCAGTGTTTACAAACAGACACGTCCGATCACGGCTTGGACTGCGGAGAACCCGTTAGCGCCCGGAGCAACGCCAGCGAATAACATTGCACTCGACCTCGCCGCCAGTTTCGGTGATAATACTGTCATTCTAACAGTCAAGAAACCTAAGGCCACAAGGGACATATCATATCTATATGGTTCAACGAAACCGGGCGGCGAGCTTGTTTATACGCGAGGCACCGAGCTTGTTGTGGATAGCATAGTCAAACGCCCGGACGGTAAAACCGTTGTGACTATGAAACACGTCGAGAAGACTGCCGTTGTGCCACCGCCGACACCTAAGCCGCTGCCAACACCCGTCCCGCAACCCAAGCCCGCAACAACTACGCCCGCCGTCGCTCCTCGTATTGGTATGCCCGGGAAGGGCGCAACACGTCGAGTCTGGGAGTTAGGTGATGAGCTTCATGCGCAACTCGGTCGCGTGCCCACAAGGGGTGAAATCATAGCAGCCGGGCAAAAAGAAGGTTTGAACGCGGCAACTATATCCACGCAATATGCGAAATGGAAGAACGCTCCGCTGGACAGCGCCGCACCGACTAAGACCGCAGTCGCGCCGAAACCCGTGACGCCGGTCACAGTGACGAAAGACCTAACGAAGCGGAACCTCACCGGACTCACGACCGCGGAGAAAGAAGAGGCTTGGAAGCTGTTAGATAAGCAGATTGAGAATGCACTAACGGGCGGTATCACGCGGACGGTTGCGCAAATCGAAAAAGAGATGGAGGCGGTCCGCGCCAAGTATCCGGAATATGGGGATGATCGTCGGCAGTAGTTCAACCATTCCGGCGGCTACTGGCGTTCGGATACGCCGGCTTATGTTAGGGCTCGGTCTGACGCATACATCAAAGAATGGCGTGTTCTGCAAGCGGACCGCCTCGCTCTAACCGGCAGCGGGAGTGGCGCTAACAAAAAGGTTCTTGATGTGTTACGCCGCCCGCTGGCGGAGCGCGGCAAGCTCAAATATACTTTCGACGAGCAGAAGATGGGGCACGTTGGTAAGACGGAGATTACAACCGCCGCTGAGATGTTTGAGGCGTTGGTCCATCCGACCTTTGTCCAACGGTCTAGCAACGTCTTCATGCAGGAGATGAGCTTTAAGATACCTCCCGCAAGTAACGATCACGCCGTTCGCGGTTTTTACAGCTCACGCGAGAATACAGTCTATATCACACCCGGCAAAAATCGCGGCGCACTTTATACCGTTCTTCACGAGATAACACATTCCTTGGAATACGCGGACAGTGACATAGCACGCAAGACCCGGGATTTCCTAACACGTCGCGCCAACGGGGAGGCACCGAAGAGACTTTCGACCTTAGTCAAAGGCTCTAGTTATGGCATCTCGGAGGTAGCATATGAGGATGAGTTTGCGAAACGCGGCGGCGATCATTATATGGGGAAAGAGTATGGCAAAAAGCAGCACGCCACGGAAATCGTCACAATGGGAATTGAAAGACTCGCGAATGACGCGGCAAGCTTCCGCAAGCAAGACAAGGACTACTTCGATTTTATTGTTAGACTACTCAATGACTTATGATACCGAATAGCGGCATAGCAGTGTTCACCGTGGCTCAGATAGGTGTTCTTCGCCTAGACAATGGCGGGCTGCGCCTAATTACGCCGTTCGACGCCAGCGCCAAGGCGCGAGCGCAAGTCGAAGATATGCTTCGCGACGTCTGGGACCTTGTGGATAGCCATCACGCAACACCGGGGTCCATTTTGAATCGACTTGTGTTTGCTTTGCATCTGAAAGAGGCTGACATATATGATGTCACAATCACCGACGCGCAACCGATACCGGCGCCGCCCGAGGGTTCTGTTAGTTAGGCATCAAATTGGTTTCAGTTTTCACTTGTGCTCATATAGTGTGACGGCGCATTTTGCTTTCACCTACCCGCAATCATATGCTCAAACGAAAACTAACATCAGCCGCCTACGCCGCACTTGACGCGGCGCTTCAAGCCCTCTACAAGAAAGCCGAGGGAAGTGATAACTATCTGCTGGACGCCGAAGATGACGACGGTGCCGAACTGAAAACTGCCAAGGACCGCGAAAAGAAGCGCGCCGACAAGGCGGAAGCGGACGCTCGTGTCCTTGCTGACAAGATCAAGGAACTCGAGGAAGAGAAAGACGAGTTATCTAACAAGGGCAAGGATGGCTTGGACGCCGCCGGTGTCACCAAACTGAAGGCTCAGCACGCCGCTGCCATTGCAGCCGAGCAGAAGAAACTCACCGACCTTACCAATGGGATCAACGATGCCCTTACTAACGAAGCCGCGACGCGGCTGGCTGGTGATATCAGCACGGTGCCCGAACTGTTAGCCCCTGTCATCAAGCAACGGCTTCAGGTGGAATTGGTTGACGGCAAGCCGACCGTTCGCGTTTTGGACGCGGATGGTAATATCACAACCGGGAAATTGGAAGACCTCCAAAAAGAAATTGTTGCAAACGCCAAGTTTGCCCCCATTATCCAAGCAAGCAAAGCGTCCGGGGGCGGTGCCTCGGGAAGCAGCAAGGGCGGCGGTGCCGCTGGCAAGAAGCTTAGTGAGATGACTCCTCTCGAGGAAGCCACTTACGCCAACGCAAATCCCGCCGAGTATCAAGCTCGGCTTCTGTCTGAAGCCCTCTAAACGAGGCACCTAACAACAACAACCGAATCCTAACACTCCAATCATATGGCCGTCGTCCAAATTGCGAACATCTATAATCCCGCGACTTTCGCACGTCGCGCTCAACTGGCGCAGACCCGTCGCAACCGTTTCATTGAGTCCGGTATTGCCGTCGCCGATCCCATCCTCGCCGATCAGTTTGCTCCCGGCGGGCACATCGGGGAAATCACTCATATGCCGGCGCTGACCGTCAGTGAGCCTAACTACTCCACCGACGTCGCGGCTAACAAGTCCACGCCGATGAACATCACGAGCGGCAAACAAACCGTTCGCGGCGCCATGCGGAATGCCTCTTGGAGCACGATGGACCTCGCCCGCGACTTGGCGTTGGTTGACCCGGTGGAAGCCATCACTAACAGGATCGGCCATTACTGGGCAGCCGACGACGAGCAGCGCATGATCAAAGGGATGCACGGCATCTACCTCGGCAACGTCGCCAACAACTCCGGTGATATGCGGATTGAAATCGGCACGGATGCTGTCGGTGCTGCTGCGGATGCTGAAAAGATCGGTGGCGCGGCTGTTGTTGATGTGCTTCAAACCCTCGGCGATCACAGCTTCAAGATCGATACGATGGTCATGCACTCCGTCTGCTATGCGCAACTCCAGAAGCTGAAGCTTGTCGAGTATGTGAAGCGCGACCAGACCGATATCCAGATTCCGACTTACCTCGGCAAGCGGGTCATCGTTGACGACAGTTGCACGGCAATCTCCGGCACCAATCGTATCAAATACACGACCATCTTGTTCGGTGGCAGCGTGTTCGGCACCGCGCCGATGCGGGTTCAGGTGCCCAGCGAAATGAAGCGCGACCCGGACGCCGGTGTCGGTGGCGGTCAGGACACGATCTATAGCCGTGTTTCTAACGTGATTCATCCCTATGGTTTCAGTTTCCTCTCCGGCAGCGTTGCCGGGCAGACGCCCACCTATGCGGAACTCGCCTTGGCTGCTAACTGGTCGCGGATTGCGCCGCGCAAGAACATCGCCGTCGCCTTCTTGGTCACTAACGGATAAGCCGGCTACTGGCGGGGCGGAGAGTTGTTCCTCCGCCCTGCCTCACCCCTAACAACTTATTTACTATCATGAACGATCAGGAACTTCATTTGTGCAATCTTGTCGCACGCGGCACGCCGATGGCGGAAGCCCGTAAGATTGCGGGACTTGACCCTGTCAAGCCCGCGAAAAAATCCGCAGTGCCGGCGGGCGTGCGGGGGGAAGTGCCTCCCGAAAGTGACGCGGGGGACACTGCGCCCGCTGGCGCTCCGGTTGTGCCGGGCGAGAAGCCCGCTTGGATGCCCGACACTCCCTAACACCGAACCGAACCGACGATGGCTCTTGTTGTAGAAGATGGAACGCAAGTCGCAGCGGCTGTGAGTTATGTCACGGTCGCTGAGGCGCGCGCCTATGCGGCGGCGCGGGGACTAACACTTCCCGCCGCTGATGCTCAACTCGAGCCATTGTTAGTTCTGGCTGCGGACTATCTGGAGCAACTGGAAGCCGACTTTCAGGGCGTTCGTGTTGGCGATGTGCAAGGTATGGCTTGGCCCCGTTCCGGAGTATATGTTCGGGACATCTTGTTAGGCGACGACGCTATCCCTGCCGGCTTGAAGCTTGCTCAGTGCCAGCTTGCCGTTGATGGCGTAACAACGCCGCTCCAGCCTACCGGCACGGGGCGCGAGATTGTTAGACAGAAGGTCGATGTTATTGAAACGGAGTATGCCAAGACCGGCTCCGGGACCGTGACTCCCGAGTTTAACAAAGCCCTCGGATATATCAAACCACTCTTTTCCGCAAGTCGCACAAGCTCATCCATTAACATCTTACGAGTGTGATCGATTATGACGCCATCGCAAACGACGCCCTTGCCGCTCTCGCGGAAGCCGGGGCGTTGTTGCCTTGTGTTAGGACTACGAACAACGTCGATCCAGTCACGGAAGTTGTTAGTGTAGAAACCCTCGCCGGCGACTTTGTGGGCGTGTTGCTCCCAGCCAAGCGCAACCCTTTCACCGTTAGTATGGACAGCGCCGACGTCGAAAACCTTCGAACGGGAAAAGCCAAGCGGCTACTTCTCGCAGCAAGCGGGGCGCCGTTTATACCGATCACCGGGGATGTGTTTACTGTCGGTGTTGAAACCTATCGTCTAACAGGCGTGACGACGCTCGCACCTAACGGCACGCCTGTCATCTTTACAACGGAGGCACTAAAGCTATGAACGGTCTTTCCTTTGCTGCTCAGTTATCAGCCTTCCGCGCAAGGACGCTGAGGAATCACGATCGTGTTAGACGCGGCGTCGCCCTTCGTTTGTTCAAGGCTATCATCATGGATACGCCGGTCCTAACAGGGCGGCTTCGCGGTAACTGGCAGACAAGTCTTAATGTGCCGGACCGTCTAACAAACGGCAGCGCCGACGCCACCGGCGGTGAAGCGATCAACCGCGCCGCCGACAAGGTTCGCGAAAGTGATTCTAACGACATTCTCATCTTGACCAATTCTCTACCTTACGTTGCCCGCATCGAATATGAGGGCTGGTCCCATACAAAGGCACCTGCCGGTATGGTCCGGATAAATGTTGCTAGATTCAAAAACATACTAGGCGAAGAACTTAGAACGACCTCCACAAGAATATGATACTTCAGGACATACGCTCCGCGATGCTGACCGCCGTTAGAACGGCGCTCGGCGCCAACGTGCCGACGGAACTGGAGAACATAGCTTTCACCCCGACGCCGGGAGCCTTGTGGATATCGGTTGCATTCTTGCCTGTTAGTGATACTCCGAAAACGCTAGGGGCTAGCGGCGAAAATGAGCTGTTAGCCATCTTTCAAGTCACTATCAATGTGCCTTTGAATACAGGCGAAACGACGCTTCAGAATTGCGTCAACAATCTTCGCACATATCTCACGCCGGGCAAATCTCTAACGTATGGGGCGGCTACTGTTAGACTCCGCGAATTCAATGTTTCACCGCCGCGACAAGCCGACGTCTGGTATCGTCGAACTGTTTCAATTCAATACTATACCAGACTGACCAGACCCTAACAAAACAACACTATGAGCGACTCCGTCCATCATCAATTGCACATCGTCCCCGAAACTGTTTACGGGACCACGCCCGCAACGCCCGCGATGCAAATCCTCCGGCATGTTAGTTGTTCCGTTGCCTTGGCAAAGGAAAACTTTCGCAGCGCCGAAATCGATATCAGCCGCAACGTGAAAGACTATCGTCACGGCAATATGCAAGTCGGCGGCGAGGTCGGTTTTGAAGCGTCGGCAGGGACTTATGATTCCCTGTTAGAAGCCCTTTTCATGGGGACTTGGACGACCAACGTCCTCAAGGTCGGCACAACTCGGCGCTCGTTTTCTATGCTCCGCAAGTTCACGGACCAAGTCACCGCCCTGATGAAAATGTATCATCTTTTCACGGGCATGGAAGTGAACAAGGTGTCACTGAACTTGGTCGCAGGCAAACTCATCACCGGCAGTTTCGGCTTCCTCGGGCGGACGGTTGCATATAGTGACACGCCGACAACGGGCGCCACTTTCCCCGTCGCCACGACCTCGCCGGCGATGGATACGTTTGCCGGGTCTGTTACACTAGCGGGCACGACGTATCCTGTCACGGAGTTGACACTTAACATCGAGAACGGGCTGTCGCCTAACTTTGTTCTCTTTGATAACAAGACTTCGCGTCCATCCACGCAAGTTTGCTCCGTGTCCGGTGAAGTCGGCTTGCGGTTCGAAACGGCGACGCTGTTAGAGACGTTCTTGGCGGGCACGCAAATTGCGCTCGCCTTCACAATCCAAGACTCGGCTTCGAAGAGTTATGCTTTCAGCGTGCCGAAAATCATCCTGAATGGCGGGCAGCCCGACGTCGGCGGTGAGGGTCCGGTGATGCTGAAAATCCCGTTCCAAGGGCTCTACGACACCGGCATTGCCTCGACCATTCAAATCACCCGTGTGCCCTAACACCTAACGTCAAACACTCAGCTCCCCCGAGTATATGAAAGCATCAGCATTCTACACAAGAACGCCCGCCAACAAAGGCGCGCTCCTGACCCTCGTCGACCCTGTCACCGGCAAACAGACAGACCAATATCTTCACGTCCTTGGTCTGGAAAGCGACAAGTTCCGCGCCGCACTTGCGGCAAAGCATCAGAGGAATATGGAAATCCTCCAGATGCCGGAACCCGAGCAGAAAGCGGCTTCCGACGATGCGGAGTTGGAACTCTATGCTTCACTTGTTAGTGATTGGAGCTTCGAGGAACCCATAACTGTCGCGGGGGTCAAGGAGCTGTTTTTGGAGGCGCCTCAAATCAAACAGGAGGTCGATAAGTTTGCGGGGCAACGCGCAAATTTTATGCCGGGGCTGTTAGGGAGCTGATAGCCTTTGTTAAGAATGAAATCTACCTAGCCAAGACAGAAAAGGGCTTCAAAGCTAACAATCGTGAAATCCTAACACAACTTGAAAGGTCAACCAAACAGACACCGACGGAACTGGCTCGAAGCCGTAACAAGCCGAAAGCCCTCGGCTATGTGTGGGGCTGGTTCTGCGGATTGTCTAACGGCGAGCCGCTATGCTATCGGGAACTCACAGCTTGGTCTTCACTGACGCATGTAAACCTTACGGCATTTGAAGCCGATCTGCTAATCCAAATCTCAAATCTATATCATGGCTGACGACATTGCATCACTCCAGATTCGGGTCCTTTCACAAGACGTGGAGGCGGCTAACCGGCGTCTAGCCGAACTGGAGCGTCAAGGTCGCGGCGCGGAGAAATCTGTTGGGAAGTTAGGTGCGACGTCGAAGGTATCTTTTGGCACTATTGCCTCCGGTGTTGCCGGTATAGCTGGCGTCGGTGCCGCAACCGGCGCAGCCGTGAATGAATGGTTGAAGTATGACAGCGCCATGAAAGAGGTGATGTCTATATCTTCGATGACACGCCAAGAATTCCAAACGATGCGCTCAGATGTGCTTGCCCTAGCGAGCGCGATGGGAGTTGACGCGACGGTTGCGGCGAAGGGCTTATATCAGGCACTCTCCGCCGGTGTGCCAAAGGAAAACGCATTCAAGTTCCTCGAAGCAGCCAGCAAAGCAGCCATCGGCGGCGTGACGTCTGTGGACGTAGCTGTCAACGCCCTAACGAATGTCATCAACGCATATAAGTTGCCTGTCGCGGAAGCCGAGGCTATCAGCGATAAGTTGTTCAGTGCCGTTGTCGGTGGCAAAGTCACGTTTGAGGAGCTATCCACAAACATGAGCAAGGCGACGGTCGTCGCCGCTGCTATGGGTGTGCCGTTAGACCAAGTCCTCGGCGCCGTTGTTGCCATCACATCGCAAGGCACACCGGCTGCGGAATCCTTTACGCAAATCAAGGAAGCCCTAACATCACTCCTGAACCCGTCGGACCAGATGATTATCGCCTTCGATTCGATGGGTGTTACGTCCGGGCGGCAGGCTATTGAAATGCACGGTTTAGCCGGCGCATTGCAACTTGTTAGGGATCGGTTTGAAGGGCAGGACGGTGTCCTCGTTCAAGCTATGCGGTCAACCGAGGCATATAACGGAATGTTATCTATGACCGGGGAAAACCTCAAGCTCTATAACAAAGGGCTGAAGGACTCGGAAACGAGTTTGGGGATGACCGCAAAAGCCGCCACGGAAAACGCGAACACTTTAGGCAACGCCCTAACAGGGCTGAAGGCGACGTTCGTTGGTTTCGTCGAATCGTTAGAGACGGGCTATGCCCCGATTCGCACGGTAACAGGGCTTCTCAAGGAGATGACGTCCGCGCTTGCTTACGCCCAGAACGCCGGCAATGAAGCTGTCACCGCCGCCACGAAAACCGGCGGCATCATCGGTGTTCAAACCCTTCAAAACGAGATAGCTCGTCTCGAAGCTTTGAAGGCTCAGTTAGATGTGCGCCAAAAACGCGGCGACTGGACGACATCTAAAGGTGCCGAGAACGGCGGCTTTGGTGATGGCAGCTTCTGGACCAGCGGCACGAAACCTATCGGATGGGCTGTTAGTGATACGGCGGAAAAGTTAGCCAAGGCAAAAGCAGCCCTTGCCGCTTTTAACGAAGAGACTATCAGAAGCGCCGACCTAATGACCGCGCTGAATGATGCTGTCAAGGACGGTAATGTTCAGGGCGCGGAAGCAATCCGTGGCATGATAGATGCTCAAGGGGCTCTTGCGCGTGGCGCTGCGGAGCAAGCTCAAATTGACGCAGACCGCGCCGAGGAGGACAAAGCCGCTCGCCTCGAGAAAGTTGCGGTCGCGGAGAAACAGTTAGCATATGAAAAAGAGCTAGCCGAAACCAAAAAGAAGAGTGATGAAGCGACACAGAAGAACTTAGACGGTATTGCAAGCGAAGCCGAACGTCTAGCAACAACGGAGCGTGAAAGCCTAGAGCTTCAGATCAAGAAGTTAGAGGTCTTGAAGGAACAACGCCCGGAGATGGCGCGGACAGCCGATGAGGCGATTGCGGCTGTTAGGGCTCAACTTGCCGAATATGATAAGACACATACTGCGGACGGGAGCGCAATCAAGAAAGCGTTAGCCGTTGACGAAGAAGCCCTTGGTCGCAGTTTGGACAAACAGAAAGAGATGCGGTTAGAGCATGCCGAGGAGGTCGCACAAAGCGAATATGAAATCGCTTTAGCCGCGCAAGAAAAGCTCGCCCGTGCGATTCAAGAAAGCATGATTGGACGGCACCAATACACAATCAGTGCCTTTAACGACTTTTTCGGCAACTTGGCATCACTCACTAACAGTCACAGCGAAAAAGCCTTCAAGGTAGGGCAAGCGTTCGCTATCGCACAAGCGACGGTTCAGATGTTTCAGTCGGCTGTTGGCGCCTATGCGCAAGGCTCGGCAATCTCACCTTTCCTTGGCCCGGTGTTTGCCGCCGCCGCACTTGCCGCCGGCGCCGGAAATATAGCTAATATCAAGTCGCAGCAATTTCAAGCATATGAGCACGGTGGTATGATCCCAGCCGGTGCCGTCGGACTTGTGGGGGAAGCCGGACCGGAGTTTGTTAGGGGACCGGCTGTTGTGACATCTGCCCGAGCAACTAACGGGATTCGCAGCGGCAAAGACGATACAAGCAAGGGCGTGACTGTTATCGTAAACAACACGCCCGGACATACCGCTGAAGTGACCACGAGGGACACGCCGGACGGGACCCTTGTGGAAATCGCTATCACTAAGACAATCGATCGGCTTACTGCCGAGGCAACCAACGGCGGCGGCAAGTTTGTGCCCGCCCTAGCAAGTCGCTTCAATATGCGGCGCAACGGAAATTCAAAATGATACCTTGGCCCAACAATCTACCATTCCCGACGCAAGAATACAATGTAACGTCCACGGGGCGGCTAATCGTCACGCCGTTCGAAATCGGTTTTCGCCAGCGCCGCCGCTACGCTAACAAGGAAGACCTCATTCGTGTTAGTTGGGTGATGACTCAACTGCAATATGATATCTTCTGCCACTTTGTCCGGGAGATTCTCTTCAACGGGGCTAACCCTTTCAACACATCTATCATCGGCTTAGATGGTATAGAGGATGCGGAGGTCATCCTTAAAGACGGCGCTTATGCTGCGGCTTATGCGCCGGGCAATTATCAGAAAGTCACTGCGGACCTTGTTAGGGTGGACCCGACAGTGATGGATGCCAATACATATGATTTGATGGTATCCGACGTCTTAGGATCACCTGATAATTTTCTTTTCTTGTCTGATGCGCTGTTTGTTTATATTGAGGAGGTGTTTGGGGACAGCAGCGCAAACGAAACAACGAACACTTTCATGAAGCAATTCAACGTCTAACTTATTATGGCAACGACCGCAGAACTCATCGCCAAGGTAGTCCAGTTTTTCACCGCAAGTGATAAGGCGCATCAGCTTGTCAACGGTCCATCGTCTGGTCCGGGGAGTGAAGTGACAGTCGAGTCCGGTGTTATCCCGACTTTTCCGTATCTGGCGGCAAACTATGAACCAGTCTTGCTCGGGAAGCGCGAAAAGACAAAGGTCTATGCTAGCGTCACAAACCCATTGCGTCATATCTATGAACTGACATTGACGGCACTCCCCACTGACGGGGACACGCTGACCCTTGCCGTCCTAGCTCCGGGGAACGCCCCGCTCACGATCACTATGCTTTTCCGTGATGGAATGAATTTCACTGGAGCAGAAAGTGAAGTATTGATCGGGACCTACTTCAGTGATATGCACGCGAACATAGAGGTCTATCTCAGCAGCCTCTATGTCGGCGAAAGTCAGCCATTCTCCCAAGTGATTGATAACTACGGGATGTCTGTCTTGATTCATACAACCCTAACAAGCCCTTCTGCGGCGATCAACGTCGGTGGAACTGCTATCAATTACACGTTCACGAACAGTCAAGCTGGGCAGGACATCTACCCTATCCCGGACCAGTTAGGGCAGGACATCATCGTAGGTTCAGTTGAATTGGACAACTACGCTTTTCAGTATTATCAATATGATGGATATCACTGGTTTCCTAAGACTGCGGTCATCGTTCCTAGTGCGGGTTACATCTATCCGACTGCGACAGTCGATACGTTCTACCTTAATCGTGTCCTGAGCAACGGGTTCGTTCCGTATGGCAAAATCGGGTTGAGGATTTCAGGACTTGGTGATTGCTTAATCTCTTATAGCGGAACCTCAAACGTGGATGTTGTTATCCCGTCCACTGTTTCGGGGAGCCAGACGATGGCGCTAATGTCCCAAGTTATGGACCTTACCAACACTCAGTCCATCTGGGGCACGAAGACGTTTTACGGTATAGTGAAGCACGCTTCTCAGGTCAACAACGACACGAACGGGGGCACGATTTCCATGACCCGTGACTTGCTCCCACAAGAACAACTCTTCAACCATCACCAAGTCCGCAACTTCCCGGTGATCACTGTCGCGCAAGTTAATGGATCAGCTGATCTAGCTAACGACGGGCAAACATTCGGTGCCAATGCGTTCGCGGGGGCATACGGCATCGGTCGCTTCACACGAAGTATCAACTGCAATCCATCACTCAGCGGCGCCCCTAACCGTGTTGACGGGCAAGTCGCCTTCTCTTTTATCATCGGGGCTAATATCACAGGGATCGCTAACAAAGCGATTCGGTTTCGTTGTGGCGTTGCCGGCACGGCTCCTCCTATGATGGATCAAGCGCCACTAACAGGCCGCGGGTTCGGGTTTGAAATCTTCCACAATACCACGACGGCTCGTGTTGAAATCCGGGCGTTCGCTCACAACGGGACGACCCTAACATATTCCGCCGCTCCCGGTTCACCAGCCGGGGCACTTGGACCAGCCTTTGCAGTGGCACTGAGCAACGTGGCGCATGTTATGATTCAATCTAACGGCGCCGGGCAAGTTGCTCTATATGGCAGCGTCGGCAACGGTGTCACTATTCCAAGAGCATCGATGACAGCGATTTGCCTTATCTCGACCGGCGGTCCCTCCGGCGCGAACACATATCTCGGTGATTACACCGATTTCGGTGTGGTCGGGCACACGACGAATGCCGTTGGCGTGGTGCAAGTGAAACTCATTGCTTCTATCATGAAATTAGGCTAACCGAACAAACTACTGCAATGAACCTACTGAGAACACGAACGAAAAAAGAGCAGGACTTACTCGACGACGAAGCAAGTGTTTTTGAATATGCACGAGCTTTGAATCACGTCGCTGCGGTCGCCACCGCCATCCATGCGAAGTTCTGGAGCCGCCCGAAAGCCCGCTTGCTTGCCGCACTTAACGATGAGCCGCAAGTCACGCTTGATCGCTTTACGGCGAACACTAACATCGGTGAGGTTATCAATAGCTCCTTGGATGCGTTAGACGCCAAGGATGACAACGGCGCGCCGTTGTTCACTAACCGTTGCCCTGTTTCCATGGGGCGGGACGATATCACATACGACCCGGAGACAAGGCTCTTCAAATTCATCACCCCAGCCTAACGGCTTCAACACACTAACACATTTCACATGCCACTCGACAAAGTTCCAACGGATAGCTGGCCCGCACTGATAGTCTGGGCGCTTACAAAATGGGGAATCGGCTTAGTCTTCCTCGCCCTGTTAGTGCCCGTCTATCAGGACTTGAAAGCTAGTAACGAACGATTCGCGAAGCAGTCCGAAGTCACGGTCACGGTCCTAACAACAATGATCGTGAACCAGACCGAGATGAAACGCTCGCTCGAGGAGGTTCATGACGAACTTACCCGATTCGTTAAGTGATAACAGCCAACAGAACAAAAGCCATGAAAACCGCACTGATCCTCCTCCTCACCGGCGCGCTTATGTCGTGCTCAATGACCGTCGATCCTGACGGTAAGAAGACAACAACTCTTGACGGTAAGACTACGGTCGCCGTCTTGAAAATCCTTGCTGAGAAATGAGCGCCAAACTGCCACCCACCCAGCCCCGCGCAAGCTTTGACGCTATGCGTGCCGTCGCGCTTAAAGAATGGTTTATTCAGCATCCTCACATGACGCCACCGTCGTTCCTTGTGTTAGCTGTTAGGGGCTACTATGCTGACACAATCGCTCCGAAAGGTAACAACGTCGGCGACTATGACGATGCCTTGTTTATCATGCACGGCACTTCTATGTCGTCATGGAACGCCAATGTTGACCCTAGCCGATACGGCTGGAACGCCAACGCCGGCAAATACATGGCGCGCCTCGCGCCGGGCGTGTGGACATTCGTTAGGTTAAAGCATCACGCCAACCGACCGACCGGCTATATGGCGTTCGGGCAAGGGGATAACCCTGTGACGGTGGAACGCATCATGCAAGATGGTTCTGTTCACCTAACCGAAAAAGGATGTTTCGGTATCAATCTCCACAAGGGCGGCGACGTTGGCACTTCAAGCGAGGGCTGTCTAACCGTTCCGCCGAAGCAATGGTCCCGTTTCGACTCCGAACTGGCGGCTACTATCCGTCAGTCTAACAACAAATTCACGCTTATCCTGACTCCCGCAATCAATGCCTGATCTAACACAAAGCGACCGGCTTCGCGAGTTACGCTCGTCCTTCCCGCCTAACACGCGGGAGGTTCAGACGATTGAACTGCGCCAGTCCCCGGCGGCTGTTAGTGAGTTGTTAGACGTCGTTTTCGTTGTTGATACAACGGGCTCTATGACATCGATCATTGATCGCCTAACAGCTACTCTAGCCGACGTTGCGACAGGGCTTGGCGCGCATTATACATCGACTAGATACGCCGTCGTTGAGTTCAAAGATGAAGTTGATGGGGAAACCTTTGTCTCTACCGGCGCGGACTTTGTGAACCTAGCAACCGCGCAAGCCACGCTCGGCGCGATTGTGGCTTCTGGTGGCAACGACATACCGGAGAACGGCTATGGCGCGATCGTGTTAGGCTGCAAACTGCCTTGGAGAAGTGATGCGACGCGGGCGATGCTGTTAGTGACTGACGCGGAAAGCCACTCCCGAGGCAAGTCGTTAGCACAAGCGAGATCATATCTTTTGCGCGAGTCTGTCTTTTTCTTCACATATACCGACGAATTCGAGGCGACAAGCTATACACCTCTTGAGGAGGTCACATACGGCGCGCATCTAGTTGGAACGACGGACGAGGAACTAACGGAACAAATCATTGAAGCTCTAACAGGACTTGGCCAGCCGGTGGAGCCGCCGATTTATCTTGTGTCCGACAATATGAACTTCGCTGCGAAGTTAGAGGACGGCACGGACGTTGTCTTCCTTCAACGGTCCTTCGTGTTAGACCCGTTCACAAGCGGGGAAGAGGGCACTATCGGCATCCCACTAACAATCGACAACACTGATCTTGCAGTTTCCCGATACACAAGACGAGCGAAAGCCTATGGACTACCAATTGAAGTTATCATCCGAGTATATGACGACGACGATCGGTTAGGACCGCAGAATGATCCGCCGTTGCGCCTTTACGCCAGCGAGTTTGAGAGCCGAGGGGCAACCGTATCTTGTCAGTTAAGTTGGATCGACTTGCATAACGCCGTCTTCCCTAACGAGTTCTATACGCCAACAAAGTGCCCCTCGCTTCAATGACGAATGTGTTACCTTACCTGAATCGCGCATGGCGTCCGGACTTCAATTGTTGGGACCTCATTCGAGAACTATATGCTAATGAATTCAATATATCGCTTGAAACGCACGCCATTGCCGTCGCCTCAGCTATTCATGCAGCCAATCAAGAAGTTGCTGCGGAGGCTGCGAAGACGGATGTTTGGCGCGTCGTAGAAGGCGCCGTGTTAGGTGATGTCGCTTTGTTCGGCAAACGCGGGAAGACTTATCATGTTGGTTTTATGCTAACACCTTCGACCGTCCTCCACCTGCCGGCTATGTCACCTTCAGCGGCTGTGCCGTTGTGCCGAGTTATACAACAATTCACAAGTCTAACATTTTACCGCCATGCCTCGCTTCTTCCTAGTAGTTAATCCACTTCAGCCGCTCAAGGATTGCACAATCATCGACGCACCGGGCAGCACGATCGCAAAGTTTATCGCGGACAATCAAATCGATATGTCCGGCAAAATTTGCATGTTGGATAGCCGCCGCGTGGCGGAGGAAGATTTCGGCAGCCTTGTTAATGATGACGCGGCTGTTGTGATATGTCCGGACGTTGGCTTCACTGGCGTGGTCTTGCTTCTCCTATCACTCGCCATCGCGGTCGCGATGTATTTCCTAATTGAGGTGCCGCCGACCGCGCTTGCCGGGGAGAACGGTATGCCTGAGGCGGACCCGGCTTACACCTTGCGAGGGCAGCGGAATCAAACGCGCCTTTCAGCCGTTGTGGAAAGGCACTACGGGCGGACGCGAAACTGGCCGAGTTATATGTCGCGCCCTTACAATCAATTCAGCGGCAACGATCAGTATCTCTATGCGCTTCTATGTGTTGGTCTTGGTGAGTATGACATCGAATCCGTGCAAATCGATGACACGCCTTTGTCCAGTTTCCCGGATATCACATATCAGGTTTACGCCCCGGGAGAAGCTGTCACACTGTTTCCGACCAACGTCCAGACCTCCTCGGAGGTTGGCGGCATCGAGTTATATGGTTCAAACGAGCCTGAATATACGGGCTGGGCTGGTCCGTTTGTTGCGTGCTCGGCTGGCAGCCGCGCCTATACTATCGAAATCGACCTAGCATGCCGACAAGGGTTATATGAACTTGACAGTAATAGCAACCCGACGCCGGCAACTGTTAGCGTAGCCGCCGAGTATCGCTTAATCAACGATGAAGGTGCCGCACTTGGTTCTTGGACAGCTCTAACATCCGCCTCGCCGGTTGCCTCTACTAACAAACCGCAACGGATCACACTGTCTGTGCCAATTAGTTCCGGACGCTACGAAATCCGGGTTCGGCGGACTAGCGCGAAGAATGATAGCTTCAAAATTCGGCACACAATTCATTGGGAGGGTTTGAGATCATTCTGCGAGACGGACCCGGATTTCGGCAATGTGACTTTGTTAGCTATCCGGGCGAAAGCAACTAACAGTCTCAACGATAACTCCAAGACGGGATTCAATGTTATATCCACAAGCAAGCTGCCGGTGTATGATTCCGGCACCGGGCTTTGGACGATGACCGCGACGTCAAACCCTGTTTGGGCGGCGCTGGACGTGTTGCGGGCGCGCTATGGTCGGCGTCTTTTATCTAACACAATCGACTTGCCGGCGTTCGTTGCTCTTGCTGAAGAACTGGAAACTGAAGGTATTGAATTCAACGGTAGCTTCGATCAGCGCGGAACTGTTTGGGAGGCGCTTCAAAGTATTCTTTCTGTCGCAAGGGCGACGCCCGTTGTGCCCGCCGGTTTGATCTCTGTTGTTAGGGATAAAGCAACAACGACACCGACGCTCGGCTTCAATGGTAATAACATCGGGCAGGACTCGTTTACTGTTAGGTCGCGCTTGTTCCGTGTTGCGGATACCGATGGCATTGAGGTTGAATATGTTGACGGGGTCACTTGGAAACGGCGGACCGTCTTGTGCCTGTTAGGTAATGACAGGGCGTTGAACCCGCGTCCGGTCCGATTGTTGGGCTGCACTAACAGGAATCAGGCTTATCGGTGGGGCATGTATCAGCGGGCGGTCGAGTTATATCAAACCGATAATATCATCTTCGAGACGGGCATTGAAGGCGGGACCGCAGTGTATGGTGATATGATTGCAGTGAAGCACGAGCTTCTCCCTGTTAGTGATACCTTCGACCCGTCGGAAAGCGGTCGGCTGGAGTTTGGCGCATTCGGGACAAAAGTTGTCTCCGCTGTCACATATACGACGATTCGCCTACCGACGCCGCCAGTTTTCACGCTCGGTGAAACACATCGCATTTCCTTCCGAACGAAGACCGGCACCGTTCGCGGTCCCTATGTCTGCACAGCCGATCCCGCAGATGCTAACAATTTGATCTTAAATGTGCTTATCGATGTGACGGATACCGTAGTCGTTGACGGCAGTGAACAGCCTTTGTATTGGTTCGGCATTAGTGGCAAAGAGTATAGTCTTTATCGCATCGTGAAGTTAGAGCCAGCCGGCACTCACAAGATGCGCATAACTGCCGTGCCTTATGATGCCCGACTTTACGCTTATGACTCGGCGGTTGCCCCGGTGTTAGATACGTCAACACAAATCCCGGAAGACCCTAACGCCCCCGCCGTGACAGGGCTTTCCGTGGACCCGGTGTTCGGGGAGCCGGCGCTCATCAACATATCGTGGGCGCCGTCGTTAGGCGCGGAATACTATATTATTCAAGCTTCCATTGACGGTCTTGTTTATGATACGATTACGCAGACCACCTTGACCGGCTATGTGATGTCTGTTTTCCCCGGTGATATATGGATCAAGGTTTATGCTGTGAACCGCGCCGCCGGTGTGCCCGCAACTTGGACCGGAGAAGTGGGCACAGCCACTACGCCACCCGACCCGATTGTCGGTCTAACAACGGCGACCGCTTTCAGCGGGAACAACTTGTCGCTCGTGTGGACAGCGGATACGTTAGCCATCCGGTATCGCGTGCGCCTTTATCTTGGTGCCACGCTCATCGCCGTAAAAACATCCACAAGCAACTCGCTCCTCTATACCGTGACCGACGCCCTTGCGGATGCGGCGGCGGCGAGTGTTAGTATCAGCAGAGCTGTGACAGTTGATGTCCGCGGGGAGAACGCTATGGGGGACGGCACATATAGCACGCCGGACACCTTTACGAACACTCAACCAGCCGCGCCAACCGCCCTCACGCCGGGCACGCTGTCCGGAGGCTATTATCCGGTCACTTGGACGCATGGCTTGGAGGAAGACTTGTTAGAGTTCCGAGTATATGCTTCCGCCACTAACGGCTTCACACCGGGCGCGGGCAATCTGGTGGCAACCGTGGCAGCGCCGGGCTTTTCGTCTAGCATCGCGGCGGCGTTGCGATATTGGCGCGTCGGGGCGGTGGACAAGTGGGGAGATGAAATTGTCCTAAGTGCGCAAGGCGCGCTTTACTAGGCACCCGGTTTACTGCTTGAATTTTACACGCTGGCGGGCTTGACGCGGTATTGTTGGTGCCACTACGCGAAACGCCCCGCCAGCGTGTGCCGGCGGGGCGTTTTGTTTGTTAGGGTTAAAGCCAGGACCGCGTGAAGATGTTAGGAGGTTTTGACACCGGCTTCAAAGCGTTCCGTCATACTCGGGCGCGGGACAGGCAACACCGGAGCGGCGTCGGTGTTCGTATAGTAGGTGCCACCGACGCGGCACCAATCCCCGTCCTTACGCTTGAACTCCTTGCGCCAAGATATCTTCTGCAACTTGAGGCGATAGGTCCCGCCGTCCGGCAGCTTGTGTTGGACGTGACTATACTTGTCCGGCTTCCATCCCTTGGCTACGGCGTCGGCTTTGAATTGCTGTTTGGTCATATGTGTTGTTCGGTTTGTGTTGGCGCCCTTTCGCGGGCAGGGCATAAACGTAACAGACCGGCGCCGGCTTACAAGGGAAAATTTTAGCTTTATGATGGTTCTCTAACGTCCCCCCACGAGGGTCCGCACTCATAGGCAACGGACAGCGGCACGTTCAACGGGACAGCCGTCTCGAGTATATGTTTCATTTCGCGGAACGCATCGTCGCAGCCGCCGGGGTCGGTGAAGTCTAACTCATCGTGAACTGTTAGCAGAGGCACGCCCGTAACATCGAAGATGCCGGCTTCGTAACAGCGGAGCATGCCTAATTTCATGACCTCCGCCGCCCCGCCTTGAAGCTTACGGTTGAGCGCCTTATGCGTCATTGCCCGCTTAATTTGACCGTATCGCATAAGCGCCGCATGATACGGCAGCGAGATATCACGATCAACATAATTGACTTCGATTGGTTCCCATGAATCAAATCGGCTACAACGTCCAAGAATTGTGCGAATGATGCCTGTCGCTTGCGCCTCCGCGGAACAAGCTTCCATTGTGGCTTTTGCGAACGGTGCCGCTTCGTGATATGCGTTGAAGAGCGCAATGCCCTCTTTATCGCTTAATCCAAGGCTTCTAGCAAGCTTGGCCATTCCCATGCCATAGATAAGTCCGAAGTTGATTGTCTTGATCGGTTTGCGGTTGATATGCCTTCCGGTTAGACGCTCGACAAGCCCTTGCGTGAGGTCATGATAATCGACGTCCGGGTTGTCGTTATATGTTTGCCTCAACTCATTACTGCCGGGTCCGACAGCGTGATGAGCTAACATGCGATATTCAATCTGGCTGTGATCGTATTTCCGCCACTGTTTGTGACCGTAGTTAGGCACGAACATACTTCGCATGAGCGGTCCAAGTTCCGGGTCGCGCGACGGTATGTTTTGAAGATTAGGGTTAGAGCTGGAGAACCTACCGGAACGGGTGCCGCCGTCCTCCCCCTTTAGTAGATGAAACTCACAGTGAACCTTGCCCTTGTGATGGGAGTTTAAGATATATGATTCCACGAATGTGCCCCGCATTTTACGGCACGTCTTAATCTCTTCTATCAAACGAGCAGCCGGATGCTCTATAAGCGCGATAAACTCTTTTTTGAAGCTAGGGCTGCCCTCCGGCTTGCCCTTTGTTGGCTTGGTCCGTTTATATCGGATACCTAACACATCAAAGGCTTTTGCGATGCTGTCGCTGGCGTTGACGTTTACTTGGCACCCACAGATATGGTCTAACTGTTTCTGAAGCGTTTCGATACGGGTCCCGAGTTGCTCCCTAACATATTCGGCTTTATTGAGGTCAACTGTCACGCCGGCAAAGCGCATGTCGATCATAAGCGGGATGAGGGCGCATTCCATCTGAAACACGCCTAACAGGCCTTCCCGCT